GAGTTCTAGGGTTAATACTAAGAGAGCCACCATGCCGCATGGCTAGGTACTGCAATCCTTGGACTTCCCGAGGGGTCATGTGGACAAGCATTTTGTCTTGACCACGGCCTTGAGATTGAACCTGATTGGCTAGGGAGGCGACTCCGCCTTGGTTGTAATACTTAATCAAACCACCTTGTTTGTTACTAGGACTAGCCCCTTCGGAACCCACCCCTTCACTTCCACTATTATTTGATCCCGCTGCGTCCATAGACCCCCCTATAGAAGGTGCGGTGCCCGGATCAGGGCCGGGAGCATTGTCATTTCCACCACCTCCACCACCTTGATCTGCGGTAGTACCGGGGGGAGCGCCTACGTTTTGACCAGCCTCGGCGTCTTGGGTGTCAGCAAAAGAGAGGGCGTCGGCAACAGTAGCGGCTACGGCGGGCACACTAGATTGCTCTTGTTCTTCCGCTTTCTGCGCTTGATTCATAGCCGTCAAAGCGGCTGTAGGGTCAACATTTACGTCTAAATCTGTTACAGGAATCCCCGGTGCGACTACATCAGGGGCTATAGGACTAACTTGTTGAGTGTTTGTTAGGCCTAAAGGGGATATATCAACAGCAGTAGTAACTTGTGGCCCAAAACTAAAATATGGTGATGTAACTCTGGCTTGATTGGCCTGCTCATTGGCTTTGGCTAAGGCGGCATCAGCCCTTGCATTTGCATCAAGTGCTAAATCCTGACCTATATTTGACGCAGCGTTCATTAGGCCATAACCGGGGATAGCAGAAGCAAAAGGGCCAAAAGTATTTTGCATACTTGCAACTGCACCCCCAAGAGATTGGGCTATTCCTCCTAGACCACCACTAGAACCCATAGTAGGTGAAGAAGTAGGCCCCGGAGAAGTTGGAGTGCTACTATCCCCACCACCGCTATCGTAGTTCCTTCTCTGAGCCGCCAATGCCAGATCGGCTTGTTGCTCAGGTGTTAGAGGGGTAGCAGGGGTAGTAGAAAAACCGGGGACAAAGTATCTTTGCTCAGACGTAGATTCACCACGAGTCCCAGTTCTAAAGGGGACACCCGTAGGGGTCATTTGGTAGAGGGAGGGGATACCGTTCATAGGGACATTATCCTGAATTTGTCAAGTGAAGTCTATGGGGCTATGGTAACTGTAACTGTCCCTATCTGCCCCGAGGCAGAAACCGAGGTAACGGGGGCCACAGTCTTATATAGGATTGAAGAAAGGAACGTAATCGACCCGGAAGCCGATGGTATGGCGGGTCTGACAAAAGGTGAAACTTGCGCTGAATCGTGGAGCATATAGACGCCAACGGTTGGAGTCGTGGGGTTGCCAGCCAGATCTGTCGCCCAGTACAACGAAATAGTATCTCCAGCGTTAACAACAAAAGAAGACTCCGAATAAGCAGCCAAAAACCCCTCCTCACCCGGACTAGCACTTTTACGGGCTGGGATAGTAAAGATTGTGGTTGAGTTGTCTACGTTTATATTATTAACTTGGAGCCAAAATGTAACGTAGTGGATAGCGTTTGATGAATTAACAAACTGAAGTCTAAAAGTAACTTTATAAACTCCAGCATAAGTAGCCGTTGCCGAACCGGGAGGGTTAAGTGTCCACCCATACTCAGACGCAAGCGTATTAAATTTAACCTGAGTGGCGGTATTATTTCCTGTAGCAATCTGATCTGTTGAATCAGATGCGGCAATATGGGGAAGAACTATGTTTTGACCATACCCAATAAACTCCCCGCCATAAAAATAGTCGGCACGGTACGAGTTGGCTTGGTTAGGGGTAAGCGAATCTAGTTGGTTAAAGTAGAGGCGAAGTATACGAATCAGATCCGTGTGGTATCTCTGGTCGTATTCAACAGGCGGTACCGGTAATGCTGGCGCCTGAAACCTCTCCATTGCCATTAGCGTTTACCATCCACACGAGCATCTAGTCTAGGCACACCTAATTGCCAGTTAACCCCCAAGTCTTCCGAACTAATCTTTAATGCCATCTGACGGGCACGGGCACGGATAAATACCTGCTCCGTATAAACATCTACCGCAGTCTCAATTACCGGCTTAGAGTCCGTTGTACCTACAGGTTGAAAGCCCGACCCGGGAAAGTTGCGAGGGCGAAGTTGTATCGTTACCTCTGGTTGAGCGGCAGTAGATTTAGAAAAGTTAATATCAGGCAACATACGACGGGTCAACATAAACTGCTCACCGTCAGCAATATCAAAGTCGGACGATTGAATGTAGGCCGTTATAGGAGCACCGTCATCGTCTAAGCCATTCTCTTGATCGTAAAGAACCCCAGTGCTAGTTCCACCGGGTGTGTTAACTGCCATAGGATATTCACGCAGAGGGCTATCTAACCAAGCAGTACGGTCAATGTTTCCGTAGTACCAAATACGCTCAAGATAGTTATAGATTACATAACGGTTTGGGTAGCCAGAATTAGAACTTGGGTACATCCACCAAACCTCATTCCAACCCTCGTTCGTACCAGAGATAATTAAGTCAGCCTGACTGTAGTTAATGTCTTGATAGACAAACTGCCGCAGGGTGCAGGGGAGCGTCTCGACACGGCCTGAATAGACATAGAACTTGTCATGCCCCATCCAATAAGTGACATTATTTACGGTCACGCAAGCCCGTGGGCTAAGGATAGAGATGTTATCTGCTAGTTCTTGTAGACCAAACACATCCGTGGTTCCAAGAAATTGAAAAGAATAAAGATGCGATTCTGTCCACACCAAGATTTCTTGACGGGTTGGTAAGGCACGTACAATCCTTGAACCCCTAGAGACTCTTATAAATCCCGCAGAGTTGGTAGGCGTCGGAGTCCATTGACTCGGATTATCCTGATCAGCCCACCTAATAAGAAGGGGGTCAAAATCAGCCACACTAGTAGAGCCAAAAGGCACACTCCCAAAACAGAGAAGATGCTTGTCGTTCTGTGATACAAGAACCTGCATAGCCTTGGTTGGTACTGCATTGGGATTGTATCCATCTGCGGTAGCCTTTGCTGAAAGAAGAATTGCATTGGTTAAAAGGGCTGTTCCGGGGTTAGTTGAAGCCCCACGTTCCCAATAGTAAATTTCTCCGTCACGAATATTTGCAACTAAATCATTGTCAAAGTTGTCATACCACCAATCAATTCCGTTTATTGCAACAGGTGTTGTACCACCAAGACCCCACTCAAGACGACTCCAACCATCCGTACCCCAACCGTAACCAAATGTACCACCACCCGGGCCAACATTTATTTGATACTTACCAATTGTTGAAGCGCCACCGTTACCAGAATCAGACGCATTAGCCGTTACTGGGACAACAATTGTGTAGGCGTTGGCATTAATTACGGTGGCAATCTCAAACCCTGCATCGGCGTTCAACACCGCAGCGGTTACATTTCCACCCAAAGAAGCAGCGTCAACAAACTGAACATAATTACCAGCAGTTGCCGGTGCTCCAGTATCCAAAACTGTTACGGTAGAAGATCCGTTAACAGCAGCAAATGTTACGTCCCCAGCAGCCGTTGTGGCTTGCAGCGGAGTGATGTCGTAAAAATAGCCACCTGCCTCTAAATATAACTTTAGGTTTGTTCCAACGGCTAGGAGGTTATCCCCATAAGTTGTTACATAGTTAAACAGTTGTCGGCAAGTTCCAAGGAAGGTATTAGGCGTCTGTTTAAGCCAGCCACCAATCTTTTGGGGAAAGCCCGATAGAAAGCGAACTTTGTCGCACTCGTACCAGCCACCCTCGTTAGAGTAGTTAGTCTGATCCCGGTTTACCCCCGGCTTAAATCTAAGTGCTATAAATGGCATGGCGTCCTCACGCTACGAGTCCCGGTAGATACACCGTTTTACCGCCCTGCTTGGTAGCAGTCAAGTTTTGCTTCTTAAGGTTAGCCGGGTCATAGGAAACGTGCACCCAGCCTGAGTCCGGTACGCCCGGAGTGTAAAACTCAAGGATTAACTGGGTGTAGTCAAGGTTGTCCATGATCCATACGGCTAAGTCTGCGTTGGCAACACCGGGAATCTCGATGTCGCTTGCTTGACCCTTGCAATGGTCTGATGTGCGTGATCCCCCAACTTTGGCATTAACGTCTGGGCTGCGGTACCCGGAGTTGACCTTGACTCCGGTTTGGAAGTGGTCACGGACGGGCTGCAATACCTTTTCACAGAGTGTTTTAAGATTAGCAATCTCAGCCTCCCCCGGTGTGTTGTCCATGTCATGCCGCAGTGCAGTATCAGACTTC